TCCTCACCGACGATTCCAAACTTGTCACTCTCAGCAACGCCTCAGCTATCACGCTGACCGTTCCAATCAACTCGTCAGTTGCTTTTCCAGTAGGAACACACATTGACCTCGTTCAGATCGGAGCTGGACAAGTTACCGTAACACAGACTGGTGGTGTCACTGTTAACGCCGCCCCGTCGAAGCTGTTCAGAGCTCAATACTCAGCAGCGACACTAATAAAGTTGGCGACGGACACTTGGGTGCTCGTCGGAGATTTGGAGACACCATGACCGTTGGCATCATCGCTTCGGCCTTTGTCGAAGAGACAGCCAGCGTTCTTCCCAACTATGTTGGATCATCGGCTGCCATTGGTACGACATCTGCCGTAATTCCAATCGATGTGCCAGCAGCTGGGGGCGCTGTCGCTGCTGGCGATATTGTTCTGGTTGCTGCTTTCACAGCGAACCAGGCAGCAACAATTACTAATGCCAACGGTGGAACATATACCGAACTTCCTACTGATTCTCCTATTGGTATAGGAACTGCTGGAGGTGGTGGGGCTGTTCGTATTACTTTATGGTGGTCTCGGCATAACGGGTCACAAGGTAATCCGACCGTCGGATGCGCTAGTGGCAACCATTTAATCGCGGCTGCTGTGTGGTCTAGAGGTTGTATTGCCTCAGGATCTCCTATAGACGATTCAAACTCAGGTACCGATAATACAGGCCCAACGACTTTCACTATCGGTGGTGTGACAACAACAGGCCCAAACCGTCTAATCTACACGTTTCTCACTGATGATTGGGACAATGCTGCCGCCAGATACACAAACTGGGCGAATGCCAATTTGGCGTCGATTACCGAACGGGCTGACGGTGGAACAGCTACTGGTAACGGCTCAGGCATAGGTATTGTTGACGGGGGCAAAGTATCTGCTGGCGCAACAGGAAACACAACTGTCGATCAGAATGCAGCGATCACAGTCAATGCTTGGATCACTTTAGCATTGATCCCTGCATGATCAAGAAAGGAGACACCATGAACAAAAGCGCAGAAATTGGCAAGACTTTCTTAGAGCACAAGGTGTTCAAGACAGCTGAAAGAGAAAAACTGGCTGAAAAAGGTCAGGCCATGCCGAGTGGTGGGTTTCCAATTCGTAATGAAGCGGATCTCAAAAACGCTATTCAAGCTTTTGGAAGAGCTTCAAACAAGGCAGCAGCAAAGGCCTGGATTATCAAGAGAGCCAAGCAGCTTGGCCTTACCGACCTTCTTCCTGAAGGATGGCTTGAGCATACAACTGCCTGGCAGAATTTCTTACAGCACCACGGTGTTAGAGGAATGAAGTGGGGTGTTCGTCGGTCAAGACGGCAACTTGCAAGAGCAGCTGGGAAAAGTTCAGGTAAGTCAGTAAAAGACATGTCTGATAAAGAGCTTCAAGCTGTCGTCAGTAGAATGAATCTTGAACAACAACATTCTAGACTTAGTTCTAGTGGAAGAAATAAAAGTATTGTAGCAACAGGGGCAGCTTTCGCTGGAGGGATTGCTCTAAATGTTGCTCGTTCTCAGATTCAAACAACTGCAAACAAAAGAGTTGCTTCTGCAATCGCAAGGCGTACAGCCAGAGAGGCTGCTGTTCGTAGACTTAAGAAATTAGGTTAGTAGGAAAGGAGGTCGCTAATGGCTTTATCGAATACTGCGACCCCCAAGTACTATGCAGAATTTCGTGATGTTGTTCTCAGAGGTGAGATTCCAGTAAACAGAGAAATCTCCATGGAGATGAATCGTATCGATGAGTTGATTGCTAATCCTAATTACTACTTTGATGACATGGCTGTAGATGGATTCATCAAGTACTGTGAGTTCGAGTTAACGTTGACTGATGGTGGAGATCTTCATCTTCTAGACACGTTCAAACTTTGGTCTGAGCAGATCTTTGGGTGGTTCTACTTCGTTGATAGAGCGGTGTATCAACCAGATGGTCACGGCGGTGGCTCGTTCATTACCAAGACCATCAAGAAACGTCTCATCGTTAAGCAGTATCTGATTGTCGCTCGTGGCGCAGCCAAATCCATGTACGCTGCCTGCATCCAAGGCTATTACCTTAATGTGATAACCCAGACGACACATCAGATCACGACCGCCCCAACAATGAAGCAGGCGGATGAGGTAATGTCCCCCCTCCGCACTGCTATCACGAGATCAAGAGGTCCTCTCTTTAAGTTCTTAACCGAAGGGTCGTTGCAGAACACCACCGGATCTAGGGCTCAAAGAGCCAAACTTGCCTCAACCAAGAAGGGCATAGAGAACTTTCTAACAGGGTCCTTGATGGAGATTAGGCCAATGGCCATTAATAAACTTCAAGGTCTTCGACCAGCTTGTTCGACTATCGATGAATGGTTGTCTGGTGATCTAAGAGAGGACGTTGTCGGTGCTGTGGAACAGGGAGCTTCTAAGCTAGACGACTATTTGATTGTTGCTATCAGCTCTGAAGGAACGGTGAGGAATGGTTCTGGTGATACCATCAAAATGGAACTCGCTAGTATACTTCGTGGAGAGTATCAAGCGCCACACATTTCGATTTGGCACTACAAACTCGATGACATTGAGGAGGTAGCGGATCCATCGACATGGTTAAAGGCAAATCCAAACCTAGGAAAGACCGTAACGTACGACACATACCATTTGGACGTCGAAAGAGCCGAAAAGGCTCCTGCTAGCCGTAATGACATCTTGGCTAAGCGGTTTGGCATCCCAATGGAAGGTTATACGTACTTCTTCACTTATGAAGATACGCTCCCGCACGCAACACGTGAGTTCTGGGGTATGCCTTGCGCCCTTGGAGCGGACCTTTCCCAAGGTGATGACTTCTGTGCGTTTACTCTTCTATTCCCATTCGCAAACCAATCGTTCGGTGTTAAGACACGAAGTTACATTACTTCTTTGACGTTGATGAAGCTTCCAGGAGCTATGAGAGCCAAGTATGAAGACTTCATTCGAGAGGGGAGCCTCCATGTGTTAGAAGGAACAGTCTTAGACATGATGGAGGTTTACGATGACCTCGATCAGTTCATCACTCAAAGTGAGTATGATGTTCGATGTTTCGGGTTCGACCCATACAACGCCAAAGAGTTCGTCACTAGATGGGAAGCTGAGAATGGACCTTTCGGAATAGAGAAGGTCATTCAAGGCGCACGAACAGAGTCAGTTCCATTGGGGGAATTGAAGATCTTTGCTGAAGAACGTAAGTTGATCTTCGACCAGGATTTGATGTCCTTTGCCATGGGTAACGCAGTTACTCTGGAAGACACGAATGGAAACCGAAAGCTTCTCAAGAAGCGGGCAGAAGAGAAGATCGACAATGTGTCGGCCCTCATGGACGCCTACGTTGCATACAAAGCGAACAAGGAGGCGTTTGAATGACGTTTGAATTTGAAACACCAGATGATGTCCTTGAGCACTTTGGTGTCAGGGGTATGAAGTGGGGTGTACGGAAAGCTGGAAGTGGGGCAAGAGCAACTGGTAGATTTGTCAAACGACATCCACGTGGTACAGCAGTAACTGTTGCTGGGGCAGCTTTGGCTGCAGGAATTCTTACTAGTAGAGGCTCAAATTCTATATCGTCTTCACCAATAAGACCTTTTGCAGCAGCAGGAAAAAACTGGACTATATCTGCAAACGATGGACACACGTTTGAAGTATTGGTTAAAAATCTTGCCCAACAAGGGAAGTAAGGAGGTGATTTATGGGTTTAGTAGACCGATTTAAAAGCATGTGGAATGCGTTTCGTTACAGCGAAGCGACCACTCCGTATACCACCTTTAATGTAGGGCCCAGCACAAGTATCCGCCCGGATAGGTCAAGACTTCGTTATACCAACGAACGATCTATCATCTCGTCTATATTTACGAGACTTAGCATTGACGTTGCGGCGATTGACATCCGTCACATCCAATTGGATGAAGAAGGACGGTATTCGAAGGATCTTGACAGTCAACTAAACCATTGTTTGACGTTGGAACCAAACATAGACCAAGGTCCTCGTGCTTTTAGGCAGGACATCGCTATGACCTTGTTTGACAAGGGCTCAGCAGCGATCGTTCCTGTTGATACGTTGAGCGATCCAACTACGGATGAGACATTTGACATTCTGACACTTCGTGTTGGTGATGTCACAATGTGGTACCCAAGACACGTCACTGTAAATCTGTACAACATTGAGCGTGGCATTAGAGAGCAGATAACATTAGAGAAGCGCTACGTGGCTCTCGTTGAGAATCCGTTGTATTCTGTGATGAACGAGCCTAACTCGACTCTTCAACGACTGATTAGGAAGTTAAACCTTCTTGACACTGTCGATGAACAGTCAGGTTCTGGTAAGTTGGACCTTATCATCCAACTACCTTATGTGATCAAGTCTGAAGCTCGTAGGCTGCAAGCAGAACAGCGTCGGCAAGACATTGAGCTTCAATTGAAGGGCAGCCAATACGGTATTGCTTACACCGATGGCACTGAGAAGATTACTCAGTTGAACCGCCCTGCCGAGAACAACCTCCTAAAGCAAGTCGAGTATCTAACCAACATGCTGTATGGGCAGTTGGGCTTGACCGAGGATGTAATGAATGGTACGGCCGATGAAAAGGCCATGTTGAACTACTTCAACCGAACCATTGAACCTTTAATCGTTGCCATCATTGAGGCTATGCAGAGGGCGTTCATTCAAAGAATGGGCAGCCCAGATACTCAGAGGATCAAGTACTTCCAGAATCCGTTCAAGCTTGTCCCTGTGAATGACCTAGCGAACATTGCCGACAAGTTTAGTCGGAATGAGATCCTCTCGGCGAACGAGATTAGAGGATTTATGGGTCTTGCACCGTCGAAGGATCCCAAGGCGGACAAACTAATCAACAGCAACATGCCACAACCAGAAGAAGAGCCACAACCAGAAGAAGATTCAGGGACTTAGTCTTTGGAAAGGAACAGTCAAAATGGAAGCTGATTTCAGCGGATACGCAACAAAGTCGGGGCTCAAGTGCACCGATGGCCGGACGATCATGTCCGGTGCGTTCCGACATCAAGATCAGACGAAGGTCCCCCTCGTCTGGCAACATGGGCACAATGACCCCGAGAACGTTCTCGGGCATGCTGTCCTCGAAAACAGAGACGATGGCGTCTACGCATACGGCTTCTTCAACAAGTCGGACAAGGCGTCGCACGCACATGGTCTCCTCGAGCATGGCGATATCAACCAGATGTCCATTTGGGCAAATCAACTGGTTGAGCGGGCAGGGAAGGTTCTCCACGGAGCAATTCGTGAAGTTAGTCTTGTCTTGGCCGGAGCCAACCCAGGTGCTCTCATCGAGAACGTCACTATTCGCCATTCCGATGGTGGAGAAGATGTCATTGATGACGAAGCGATCATCTACACCGGCCTCGAGTTGGAGCATGAAGATCTCAAGCATGCCGATGATGAGAAGAAGGATGAAGGCGAGAAGAGTGAAGTAAAGACTGAAGTCACTCACGCCGACGCAGACGAAAAAGAAGACGATGAAAGCGGTAAGACCGTTGAAGACGTCTACGAGTCCATGAGCGATGAGCAGAAGCAAGTCGTTCACTACATGCTCGGCGTGGCCCTCGAGTCCGCAAAGAGCGAGTTCCAACAAGACAACCTCGGCGATGCCGACAAGGAAGACAAGGAAGACAAGGAAACAACCATGACCCACAACGTTTTCGAGAAGAAGGACGAGAAGCCTGGTTCACTGATGGACGGTAAAGGCGTTGTCCTTTCTCATGCCGACGTCGCCGGTATCGTCGCTGATGCAACGAAGAACGGCTCCCTCAAGGAAGCGGTTGAGAATTATGCCATTTCTCACGGCATTGATGACATTGACATCCTGTTCCCGGAAGCTCGGGCCCTGGCCGATACGCCGGAATGGGACAAGCGCCGCACTGAGTGGGTGTCGACTGTGCTCAGTGGGACTCGTAAGAGCCCATTCAGCCGAGTCAAGACTCTCGCCGCAAACCTCACGATGGAAGAGGCCCGTGCAAAGGGTTACGTGACTGGCGACCTGAAGAAGGAAGAGTTCTTCAGTGTCTCCAAGCGAGTCACCACCCCTCAGACCATCTACAAGAAGCAGAAGCTCGATCGTGACGATATGCTCGACATCACCGACTTCGATGTGGTGGCCTGGCTCAAGGCCGAGATGAGGCTCATGCTCGAAGAGGAACTCGCTCGTGCGATTCTCATCGGTGACGGCCGTGACATCTCTTCTGAGGACAAGATCCAAGAGGGCAACATCCGTCCCATCGCAAGCGATCACTCTCTGTACACCACGACGGTCACTGTCAACCTCGATGATGCGAGCTCAACGGTTCGTGAGATCATCGACGCCCTCATCCTTAACCGTAGTTCGTTCAAGGGTTCTGGCTTGCCGACGCTCTTCACGACGGAGACGTACATTGCGCAGTTCATGCTGCTCACTGACGGGATGAACCGTAGGCTGTATCGTTCGCTCGACGAGATTGCTGCAGAGCTTCGAGTCGCTTCGATCGTTCCGGTTGAGGTCATGGAGGAAGAGACGGACATCGTTGCGGTTCTCGTGAATCTGAACGACTACGTTGTCGGTGCCGACAAGGGCGGAAACGTTTCGATGTTCGATGACTTCGACATCGACTACAACCAGTACAAGTACCTGATCGAAACTCGTGTCTCGGGAGCTCTTGCCAAGCTCAAGAGTGCGATCGTCGTGAAGAGAGCTGCCTCTGGTTCAGACACTGTCGTTGTTCCGAATGCTCCGACCTACAATGAGGACACCGGAGTTCCGACAGTCGTTGCTACTACTGGCGTCGTCTACAAGGACGGCGATGGTAACACGCTTACCGCTGGTGCACAGACGGCGCTCGATGTTGATGAGACCATCACCATCGTCGCCACGCCGGCGTCTGGCAAGTACTTCGCTAGCAACGCCAACACGACCTGGACCTTCCGGAACCGGGGCTGAACTAAGGAGTAGAGATGGCAAGATTTTATGGAGTTATTGGATACGGAGAAACCGTAGAGTCTCCTCCAGATTCTGGTGTTTGGGTAGATCAGATCACCGAGATCCCATATTTCGGAGATGTGATCAGAAACGCTCGAAACCTGGAAGAAGGAGAGAAGCTCAACCCCGACATTTCAGTTGGAAACTCCATCCGCATAGTTGCGGATCAATACGCCATCGAACACTTCTTTCTGATCAAGTATATTCAGTGGGCGGGGACTCTTTGGACTGTGACTAGCGTCGAAGTTCAGAGTCCTCGCCTGCTGCTGAGGCTAGGGAGTGTTTACAATGGCCCAACGCCTTGAGCTTCAAGCCCTCTTGGTCGATTTACTTGGCTCAGATAATGTGTATTTCCAGCCACCACCTTCCAAGCAAATGAGTTATCCGTGCATTGTTTATAGCAGAGACACAGTTCGGACCGAATTTGCAGACGACAAGCCGTATTCTATCGAAACTCGCTATCAAGTGACGGTCATTGACCGGGATCCTGACAGTGACATTCCAAGAAAGGTTTCTGAGTTGCCGAAATGCAGCTATGACCGATTCTTCACGGCTGACAACCTCAACCACGACGTTTTTAGACTCTTCTTCTAGGAGGAAGTACAATGGTAGCACTCACCTGGGACGCAATTGGAGATCGGTTCTACGAAACCGGTGTCGATCACGGCGTCCTTTACATTCCGGATGTTTCCGGGGTTTACGCCAGCGGCGTCGCTTGGAACGGTCTCACGGCCGTTTCGGAAACGCCTTCTGGGGCGGAGCCTTCCGCTCAGTATGCCGACAACATCAAGTACCTGAACCTTTTCTCGGCTGAGGAGTTCGCCTGCACGATCGAGGCGTTCACCTATCCGGATGAGTTCGCTCAGTTCGATGGTCTTGCTACGCCGGAGCCTGGCGTCGTGCTCGGTCAACAGCCCCGAAGGACCTTCGGCCTGTCGTACCGGACTCGTATCGGCAACGACCTTGACGGCGATTCCCACGGCTACAAGATTCACCTGGTGTACGGATGCCAGGCCAGCCCGTCGGAGAAGGCATACAACACCATCAACGATAGCCCAGAGGCCATCACCTTCAGCTGGGAGGTTGCAACCAACCCAGCACCGGTGACCGGTCATCAGCCAACCTCTCTCATCGTCATCGACTCGAGGACCGTTGCCCCAGCGGACCTTACGGCCTTCGAGTTGATCATCTACGGTGATACGGCTGTGGTTCCGTCGCTCCCAACACCAGATGCGGTGATTGCGGCGTTCGAAGCCTGATTTGACTTAGGAGATTAGAGAATGCTTACACTATTTGTATCTGGTGATGAAGTGTTCAACGAAGAGACATCAGAGTTTATGTCTGTTGAACCAATTACATTGCAGCTGGAGCATTCTCTCGTCTCCGTGTCAAAATGGGAGGCAAAATTTGAGAAACCGTTCTTGGCAAAAGAGAACAAGAGTTCGGATGAGATTCTATGGTATGTGCACGCAATGATTCTCAATCAAACTTTTCCGTCAGACATCTCTAGACGATTGTCTAGAGAGAATCTAGACGCCATTAATGGTTACATTGAATCCAAACAATCGGCGACTACGTTTGGGGTTATGCCGGAGATGAAAGGTCGTCATAGGCCAGAAATAATTACCTCTGAACTAATCTACTTTTGGATGGTCTCATTTAGCATACCGTTCGAAACTGAACGTTGGCATCTGAATAGGCTCTTCTCATTGATCCGAATCTGTAACATGAAGAATTCGAAGCCAAGGAAGATGTCAAAGAGCGAAATGGCTCAACGAAATCGAGAGCTGAATGCTCAAAGAAGGCAACAATACGGAACTAGTGGCTGAGAGGAGGCCCAATGACGACTCTAACCTGGGACAATGTTGGTGATCGAATCTATGAAACAGGATTAGATCGGGGCGTTCTATACTTCCCTAACGGAATTGGGGTTGCTTGGAATGGGTTGACATCCGTTGAACAAGCGGTCGAAGTTGATGTTGAACCAACGTACTTTGATGGGATCAAGATCAACGACATTGTGTTTGGAGGAGATTTCTCAGCAGTTCTACGAGCGATTACATACCCGGAGGAGTTTCTTCGCTTTGAAGGAACTTTAGAAGACCAAACGGGTCTTTTAATCACTGGCCAGCCAACCAGCACATTTCATCTATGTTATCGCACAAGGGTTAGTAGCGACACAGACATAGACGAAGGCTACAAGATTCACATTATATGGAACATTACAGCTGTTCCATCTGAAAGAGAACACAGAACTCTTTCTGATGATTCATCCCCTCTTGAGTTTGAATGGGAATTGACGACTGTTCCCGAATACATTGGAAAGTTTAAACCAACGTCTTATGTGATAATTGACACACGCAAATTAGACCCTTTGTTGTTGGCAGACATTGAAGAAGTTCTCTACGGAGATGAAACAAACGACGCAAGACTTCCTTCGTTAGAAGGTTTGAGCGCATTTATTC